CAAGGGCAAGATCGGTCAGGACATCGACCACCCCGCCGTATTCCCGGTGGCGCTGCCGGAGTTCATTCTCGACGCCTACTCGGACAGCGGCGACATTGTGTTCGAGCCGTTCGGCGGTAGTGGTACCACGATGCTGGCCGCGCAGCGCACGGGTCGTGTGTGCCGCTGCGTGGAGATCGCGCCGGAGTACGTGGACGTCGCCATCAAGCGCTTCCAGCAGAACCACCCCGGCGTGCCCGTCACGCTGCTGGCCACAGGCCAGTCCTTCGACGAAGTTGCCAACGAACGTCTGGCCACCACGGAGGCCACGCAATGAGCGCCTCTTGGTTTGCCGACAAGATCGAGCAGTGGCCGACTGCCAAGCTGCTGCCCTATGCCCGCAACGCACGCACCCACTCGGACGATCAGGTGGCGCAGATCGCCGCGTCGATTGCCGAGTTCGGATTCACCAATCCGATCCTCGCAGGAAGCGACGGTGTGATCGTCGCCGGTCACGGGCGGCTGGCTGCGGCGCAGAAACTCGGGCTGGAAGTTGTACCGGTGGTCGTGCTCGATCATCTGAGCCCCACGCAGCGCCGGGCCCTGGTGATCGCGGACAACCGCATTGCCGAGAACGCGGGATGGGATGACGCGATGCTGCGCATTGAGATCGCTTCCCTGCAGGACGACGACTTCGACGTGTCACTGACCGGCTTTGATGCCGATGCGCTGGCCGAATTGATGGCGGGCGATGAGCCGGACGGCGTTGGCGACACCGATGACGACGCCGTGCCCGAGGTGTCGGAGACGCCGATCTCCCGCCCGGGCGATGTCTGGTTGCTGGGTGGTCACCGCCTGCTGTGCGGGGACTCCACCGTGGCCGAGAGCTACGACCGGCTTCTCGATGGCGCGCCGGTGGACATGGTCTTCACCGACCCGCCCTACAACGTGAACTATGCCAACAGCGCCAAGGACAAGATGCGCGGCAAGGATCGCGCGATCCTGAACGACAACCTCGGCGACGGCTTCTACGACTTCCTGTTGGCGGCGCTGACGCCGACCATCGCGCATTGCCGGGGCGGGATCTACGTGGCGATGTCGTCCAGCGAACTGGATGTACTGCAGGCCGCATTCCGCGCCGCCGGTGGCAAGTGGTCGACGTTCATCATCTGGGCCAAGAACACCTTCACGCTGGGCCGTGCCGATTACCAGCGCCAGTACGAGCCGATCCTGTACGGATGGCCAGAGGGTGCCCAGCGTCACTGGTGCGGCGACCGCGACCAGGGCGATGTATGGAACATCAAGAAGCCGCAGAAGAACGACCTGCACCCGACGATGAAGCCGGTGGAGTTGGTGGAACGCGCGATCCGCAATTCAAGCCGCCCTGGCAACGTGGTGCTCGACCCGTTCGGCGGCTCCGGCACGACTCTGATTGCCGCCGAAAAATCAGGGCGGCTGGCACGGCTGATCGAACTCGACCCTAAGTATGTGGACGTGATCGTGCGGCGCTGGCAGGAATGGACTGGCAAGCAAGCCACCCGCGAGTCGGATGGCGCGCTGTTCGATGATCAGGCGACGAGCGACTCCTCGGCGATCTCGCAGTGAATCACAAAGCCCGTCAGGTAAGGCAGGCCGCGCGGGATGCCGTACTGCTTGCTGGTCTGGCGGCCAATCGTCCAGCCCATCCATTGTTGGGTGGCGGCGTTGATCGCGTCCGCCAGGGTCTGGCCCCGGTACAGCCCGTTTTGCACATCGTCGGCAAAGTGGCGTCCGTGGCGGCTGTCGAGGAAGACCCGGACTGATTCGAGGGGCTGGCTGGTGGCGTCGGAGACGGCGGTCATCGCCAGGGGCCACGCAATGCTGGCGTGTTCGTTCATCGTGCCCCAAAAGCCCCAGGCATCGTTCTGGGTGGCGGGCATTTGCTGGTTGGTGTTCATCTCTGGCTCCTTGGGGTTGATCATTGCGACACCCGTAGTAACGCGCTGTTCGATTGAGAAGCCAAGCTGTTCTTGGCTTCTTTCTCAATCTATTTCGATCACCCGAGACGGGCCACGTAGCGTGCGTAGTCGCCGCCCTCTGGATTCACGTAAAGGTAGGGGCGACCCGGTGCGGTGACCTCGACGCAAAGATAGCCGTCGCCGGTGCCGCCACCTTTGCCACGTAGCCAGTCGCGCGATACCAACAGGCTGCGGGCAAAGGCATCGAACTCGTCGACGGTGAGTTCCTTCGTCTCGGTGACGTAGACCTTGGTCTGACCCTGGCCGCCAACTTCGTCCAAGTCGGCAGGCTTGCGGGCAAACGGCAATCGGACGCTCAACTCCTCGACCTGCAAGGTGGTGTCGCCAAACTGCAGGGTGCGAGGCGTGCGTTCGATGGTGATGGTCATGGTGCTCATGAATGTTCTCCGGGGTGTTGGCGTTGCGATCAGGCTTCTGCGGCGATCCGGTAAACCCGCTCGCTGCCCTGGGCCTTGTCCGAGACGATGGTCAGGCCGAGCTTCTTCTTGAAGGCCCCGGCAAAGGTGCCGCGCACCGTGTGCGCCTGCCAGCCGGTGGTCTCGCAGATCTGCTGTACCGTTGTCCCTTCGGGGCGCTGCAGCATCTGGATCACGGTGGCCTGCTTGCTGTTCTCGCGGGTGCGAGGTTTGGCGGCCGCCTTTTCTTGCGCCCACGTGGCCTCGGCTGCCGTCACGGCTGCGTCGAGTTCGGAGTCGGCGGTCACTGGCGCAGCTGATGGCCGGGCGCGCCCCATCGCGTCGTACCCCTCGGCCGCGACGAACCAGTGGGTGCCGTCGGAGGTGATCAGGGCGCGGTTGAACAGGCCGTCGAGCACCTTCTTGCGTGCGCCGCCTTTGATGTTGTCGGGGAACCAGTCGATCTTGCCGTCGGTGTGTTCGAGGGCGTAGGCCAGGATCGCGTGCTGGGCCGGGGTCAGTTGGGTGGTGGTCATTTGCTTCTCCTTGTGCAAGGGGTTGATGGGGTGACGTGATGAACGCGCTGTTCGGAAGTGAAGCCAAGCGCTTTCTGCTTGGCTTTGAAGGTTCTTGATCAGCTGTTGGCCTTGTCCGACTTCGCCGCCTTGCGGCCTTGTTCGACGCCTGCGTTGAACGCGGCCTCCAGGGCGTCGCGCAGGCACCAGACCGCCACGTCGTGGAAGTCGAGGCTGTCTGACTTGCGGGTTTCCAGGGTTTCGATGCCCAGCTTGTTTTGTGCGATCTGGGTCAGGAGTTGTTCGAACTTGCTCATTGCTGCTTCCTTTGATGGTGTTGATGACGTCCGTATGAACGCGCTGTTCCAGAAAGAAGCCAAGCTGATTTCGAGTGAATGTCGAAAAAATGATTGAAGGGGTAACCGGTTCTCAAAATGGGCATTTCGATTCGCGCTTACGCCCGTCACCGTGGTGTGACCGACACCGCTGTTCACAAGGCAATTCGCGCAGGTCGGATCACGCCGGAGGCTGACGGCACCATTGATGCCGACCGTGCTGACCGTGAGTGGGCTCGCAACTCCGATGTGCCGAAGTCCGGAACGCGAGCCAAGGCCGCAAAGGTCGCAGTGCCGGCAGGCGGTACGGGTGGTGGCGGTGATGGGCCCGCCGCATTACCCGCTGGCGGCGCGTCCTTACTTCAGGCGCGCACGGTCAACGAGGTCGTCAAGGCGCAGACCAACAAGGTGCGGCTGGCCCGGCTGAAGGGCGAGTTGGTGGATCGGCCGCAGGCCATCGCCCACGTTTTCAAGCTGGCGCGCTCCGAGCGCGATGCGTGGCTGAACTGGCCCGCTCGCATCTCGGCGCAGATGGCGGCCAAGCTCAATGTCGATCCGCACACGATGCACGTCGCCCTGGAGGCGGCGGTGCGTGAGCATCTGCAGGAGCTGGGCGAACTGCGGCCCAGGGTGGACTGATGCTGGACGTTGAATACGAAGGCGCTGCCGAAGTTGAGCGCGCGTGGCGTGAAGGGCTGACACCCGATCCCTTGCTTTCGGTGTCCGAATGGTCGGATCGCCACCGGATGCTTTCCAGCAAGGCGTCCGCCGAGCCGGGTCGTTGGCGTACCAGTCGCACGCCCTACCTAAAGGCGATCATGGATTGCCTGTCGCCGACGTCGCCGGTCGAGCGCGTGGTGTTCATGAAGGCTGCCCAGCTCGGCGCGACCGAGATGGGCTCGAACTGGATCGGCTACGTGATCCACCACGCGCCGGGGCCGATGATGGCGGTGTGGCCGACGGTGGATATGGCCAAGCGCAACTCCAAGCAGCGGATCGATCCGTTGATCGAGGAGTCGGCCGCGCTGAGCGAATTGATTTCGCCAGCACGATCCCGAGACTCGGGCAACACCATCCTGGCCAAGGAGTTCCGGGGTGGTGTGCTGGTGATGACCGGGGCCAACAGCGCGGTCGGCCTGCGGTCGATGCCGGTGCGGTATCTGTTCCTCGACGAGGTGGATGGCTACCCGCTGGACGTCGACGGCGAAGGCGATGCGATCTCGCTGGCCGAGGCACGCACGCGAACCTTTGCCCGCCGCAAGATCTTCATCGTCTCGACGCCGACGATCTCGGGGGCG